CTGCTGGATCTTCAGGTCGGAGGCGCTAGCAGGTTTGCGGTCAACAAAACAGGTCGCCTCACGGCTCAGACCCTCACCATCGGCCTCGGTGGCCAGACGGCGGTGGCGAGCAACACGGCGCTGGGGTATCAAGCGCTGGACAGCGCAAGTTTGACGGGTGGTAGCAATACGGCTGTCGGCTATCAGTCGATGCAAAATACCACGACAGGGATTTTTAACACAGCTATTGGCGTTCTTTCTCTCAACATAAACACCACAGGCGGCGGAAATACTGCACTTGGCCGCGAGGCCATGCGCCTGAATCAAACGGGTGGGGAGAATACGGCGGTCGGATATATATCGCTGGAATCTAATGTTAGTGGAACAAATAATTTTGCCGGTGGAGTTTCAGCCCTTCGCTACTTCAACACCTCCAGTAACACCGCCGTCGGATTTGAAGCCGCCCGAGGCTCGACGACGGTTGCTAACAATACTGGAGCGGGTCTGGCGGCTTTTGGTCAGCAAGCTTTGCGCGACAATACGTCTGGCACTAGCAACACCGCGCTTGGCACTGAAACTCTAACACTAAACACGACGGGATCGGAAAACACCGCGTCTGGTCGTTATGCAATGTTTTACAACACAACTGGTTCGTTTAACGCCGCTCATGGTTGGGGAGCACTTAGCGCAAACACAACTGGTGGGTACAATACGGCAAATGGCTACAACGCCCTAGTCTCACAAACAACAGCTAGCAACAACACCGCGTCTGGATTTAGCGCTCTTCGCTACTTCAACACCTCAAACAACGTCGCTGTTGGTTTTGAAGCCGCTCTAGGCTCTGCAACTGTCGCCAACAACACCGGATCTGCTCTTGTAGCTGTTGGATACCGGGCGCTGTATAGCAACACGTCTGGAAATTATAGCACCGCAATCGGCGTTGAAGCGCTTAGAAATAATACGACCGGCGGCAACAACGTAGCCGTTGGGTTGTCATCGCTTCAATTTAATACAACCGGCGGCAGTAACGTAGCTGTCGGTATGAACTCACTTACTTACTTTAATACCAACAACAACACCGCCCTTGGCTACGAAGCCGCCCGAGGCTCTACAACCGTCGCCAATAACACCGGCAACAACCTGACCGCTGTTGGTTACACGGCGCTGCAAAACAACACATCCGGAGGGAGTGGCACCGCAGTTGGCGTATCTGCGCTTGCAAACAATACTACGGGTACGACAAATACGGCTCTCGGCGTAAGCTCTTTGCAAGCTAACACAACCGGAAGCGACAATACCGCTGTCGGAGGCGCTGCGCTTCTTAGCAACACAACGGCTAGCAACAACTCGGCGCTTGGCCGCTATGCGCTTCTTTACTACAACACCGCCAACAACGTAGCTGTCGGCTTCCAAGCCGCGCAGGGTTCCTCAACTGTAGCCAACAATACCGCCTCCAACCTGACGGCTGTTGGATACCAAGCGCTTTACAGTAACACGTCTGGAGCAAGCGTCACAGCTGTTGGATATCAAGCACTGCTTAATAACACGTCTGGATCCAGCAACACAGCAATTGGTAATTCCACGCTTAGCGCAAACACAACTGGAGGAGCAAACACAGCATTAGGTACGGCTGCCCTAAATGCAAACACAACGGGCGGGTCTAACACTGCTGTCGGGTTTCAATCGTTGTTGTTTCAAACAACAGCGGGCAGTAACACAGCTGTTGGTTACAACTCTCTTCTCTACTACAACACCTCCAACAACACCGCTGTTGGTACTTCCGCACTTCAAGGTTCCTCAACTGTAGCCAATAACACCGGTTCTGGTTTGACGGGTATTGGTTTTGCAGCGCTGCAAAGCAACACGTCTGGAAGTGAAAACACGGCTGTTGGTTTTCAGGCACTTCAGCTTAACACAACAGGTGCGGCTAACGCAGCTTGCGGTCGCAATGCATTGCAAGCAAACACAACAGGTTCGTACAATACGGCGGTCGGAGAAACCGCGCTTCTTGTTAACACAACCGGGGCCGAAAATACCGCGGTTGGTCAGAATGCGCTGGTTGCTGTTACAACGGCTGGAAACAATACAGCCGTCGGACGTCTTGCGGGCGATGTCATTACAACCGGCGCACGTAACACCATCATTGGTTCAGCTTCAGACCCTAGCGCCGCAACCGGAGATGATCAGACAGTTATAGGACAAGGTCTTACCGGCAAAGGCAATGATACCGCTTTCATTGGTGGGACGAACGGCGCATACAATGAGAAAAACGTCACAACCTGGGAAACAACCTCCGACGCTCGCATCAAAAAGAACATCGCAGACTTTAGCGATGGTCTCAGCGTCATCGAAGCTTTGCGGGTCCGCACGTTTGAATATCGTACGCCCGAGGAGATTACCGAACTTCCGCAGTCTGCTGCTATTGACCGTCCCGGCGTCCAGCTTGGCGTCATCGCGCAGGAAATCCAGCAGGTTCTGCCCGCCTGCGTAACTGAAAACTCAACCGGCGTGCTGTCGGTGAGCACAGACCCGCTGGTCTGGCATCTCGTCAACGCCGTCAAACAACTGTCGGCGGAAATCAAAGCCCTTAAAGGAGAGTAACTATGCCTGATCTTGTCATTGAACCACCCACGACTGAGCAGATTGCTCGCCACTACAGCGCCATGCTGGACAGCGTTGCCCTCATCAATGCGCTTGTTCCGACGCAGGACGCGGAGAAGCTCGACACGCTCGCCCGCAACGTCCTGCATCTTGAACAAACGCTTATGAATGACTGGTGGGACGGCTATGACCTTGCGCCGATAAAAGCGGCTATTGTTGCTGGGAAGCAGTGACCATTGGCATTCAGCAGCTGAACCCTCCCTGGTATGTGATGACGCCGAGGGGCGAAGGGTTTGCCCACGCGATGATTGACTACGGTCCTAATCTCAACCCGGTGCTTGTCTTTGCCCCTGCGGATGGTGGCCACATGATCTGTGTGGACCTCATCGAGTGCAAAATGTGGGGCAATGCGATGTACGACATTCCCAACCCTGAGCCGTTCACTGAGCGGAATACATGAGGACAAGTCATGGCGAAGAAGCCGGGACTGTACGCCAACATTCACGCAAAACGAGCGCGTATTGAGGCGGGAAGCGGCGAGACTATGCGCAGAGCGGGGACGAAAGGCGCCCCGACTGCTGCTGCTTTCAAAGCCAGCGCTAAAACAGCTAAGAAAAGGGGGCGGTGACATGGCCAAGCCAGCAAAGGGCAAGGCGAGGGTAAAGATCACCTCGTCTGGTCAAAAGGTTTCTTACGGGCAGGCCGGACAGGCAAAGGGTGGAGGCCCGAGGGTCAAGCCTGGCACTTCGAAGGGCGATGCCTATTGCGCCCGATCAGCGGGTCAGATGCGGGATTTTCCGTCTGCGGCTAACAACCCGAACAGCCCGCTGCGGCTGTCGAGGGCGGCATGGAAGTGTTCAGGCGAGAAGTCTCGCCGCAGCTAAGCATTGGAGGGCCCGATGGCCAAGTTTGCGTTGTCGGCCACAGGATCGACCCCGTGGTTTGAACTATTGGGCAAGGGCGTGATGAAAATTGATCTGCCTGGGACATGGGCAGGGACGGTCGCCATACAGCGCCGGAGGCCTGACGGCGCCGTGGCCACCTACATGTCCCCTGATGGAGAGATGAGCGCCTATGCGGCTAATCCAGGGCTCGTTGAAATTAAGGACGCAGGCCCTGTACGTTTTAGCTTTACCCGCACATCAGGCACTCTGGAGCCATATGTCTGGTCGGATGACGGCGCGATTTATTTTCCCAATGCGGATGCAGCGGGCAAGGGCCTTACTTTCCTGCAACTTCCCACCAGCAATCCGGCAGTTTCCGGAGCCCTCTGGAACAATTCAGGCGTTGTGACGACAAGCGCCGGCTAAGTTCACCCACGGGCCCAAAAGCCCCTTCACAGGAGTATCTACAATGGCTCGTAATGTAGCTTTTGATCAGCGTCTGGAGGCAGCCAGCCGCTATGTCCCTGCAGGATCCGCCATAACGCTGGATCGGACTGAGCACGCCGGCAAGACCATACAGCTGGATACGGCAGCCGGATCAACCGTCACGCTTCCCGCAGCCGTTGGTTCAGGGGTGCGTTTCCATTTCTGTACATCGGTAATTGCCACGTCTAACAGCCACAAGGTTCAGGTGGGCAATGCGACGGACGTGATGACTGGCGCCCTGCATGTTGTGGATAATGCTGACGGAACCTGCACAACATTTGGCACTGTAGCGGCCTCAGACACCATAACGCTCAACCGCACCACGACAGGATCGGTTAAAATCGGCGAATATTTCTGGGTCGAGGATGTCAAACCGGGCTTCTGGTCTGTCCATGGCACAGTCATCGGCACGGGCTCTGAAGCAACGCCCTTCTCGGCTGCGGTGTCGTAGTGGACGAGGACACCTCAGACATTGACAGGGCCCTCATAGCTGAGGAACTGGAGCAGGTCGCCAAACTGGCCCGCATAAAGGGCCAGCAAGGCATCGCCCAGGACATACTCAATCTTGCAGAGAAGGTCAGGTCCAATGTCGAAGCGCATCACCCTGACCCTATCTGACGAGACAGCAGAGCGCTTTCAGATACTCGCAGACTATTACGAACTGCCTCCGGCCACATTGGCGGCGCGGATCATCGAAGCCTCAACGCACGCCAACCATGCATTCCTGACCTACAGGGATGAGATCCGTGAGGCCGTCAACGCCATGCAGGAGCAATGGCTTGCCGATGTAGCGCCTTCAGGGAACGCCTGAAAGGCATAAAGTCTCGACCGATCCCGATGCGGAAAGGTCAGATCTTCGAATAACAACCCCACACAGAGGGCGCGAACACGGGAAACCCCTCGCGCAACAAACTAGTGGCCAATAGGAATCCCAAACCCCCCAACGCTGGCAAGGGGCGCCCGAAAGGCGTTCCGAACAAGACAACAGCGTTTTTGAAAGACGCCATCCTGAGAGCTGCAGAGGCTGCGGGAGCGCAATACGGTCCTGACGGCATGGTCTCCTACCTGCAGGCTCAGGCTGAGCGCAATCCCGGCCCCTTCATGGCTTTGCTCGGAAAGGTGCTGCCTATGCAGATCGGCATGGATCCTGACAATCCAGTGAAGGTCGTGCATCGCATCGAACTGGTTGCGCCTCGTGTCCACTCACCAGATTGAGCTTCCCCCGAAGCTGATCCCGGTCTTCTCAGCCACGGGTGTGTTCATTCGTGGCGCCTATGGGGGGAGAGGTTCTGCCAAGACACGAAGCTTTGCCAAGATGGCTTGTGTCCGTGTGGCCATGTGGGACGCAGAAGGCAGGGAGGGCATTGTCCTTTGCGTCCGTGAGTTCATGAACTCTCTGGACGATAGCTCCCTTGCGGAAATCAAGGCGGCGATCGCCAGCGATCCCTGGCTGACGGGCTTGTTTGATGTTGGAGCGACCTATGTCCGGACCAAGTCCGGGCGGATCGAGTTCAAGTTCGTCGGCCTGTCCAAGAACCTCGACAGCATCAAGTCAAAGGCCAGGATCCTCCTGTGCTGGGCGGATGAGGCTGAGCCGATCAGCGACCCGGCTTGGATCAAGCTCATCCCAACCATCAGGGAGGAGGGCTCTGAATTGTGGGTGTGCTGGAACCCGGAGCTGGATGGTAGCGCGACAGACAAGCGGTTTCGGAAGTCCAAAGCCAGCGATATGATGGTTGTGGAGGTGAACTGGCGGGACAATCCATGGTTCCCGACCACGCTGGAAAGGACCCGCAGGGACGACAAGCTCAACCGTCCTGACCAGTACGAGCATATCTGGGAAGGCGCTTACATTACGGCACAGGAGGGCGCTTACTACGGCTCATCGCTGGAGGAGGCCAAAAGGAAGAGGCGCATTTGCCGGTTGAGCCTTGACCCCCTCATGGCGATCCGGAGCTATCACGATATCGGCGGCGCCGGAGCGAAGGCGGATGCCTACTCCATCTGGATCGCTCAGTTCATTGACCGTGAGATCAGGGTGCTCGACCATTACACAAGCCAGGGTCAGTCCCTCGGCTATCACGTCCAATGGATGCGGGAGAGGGGTTACCAGAAGGCTGAGGTCATTCTCCCTCATGACGGCGTCAACGCCAACAACCTGACCGGCAAGAGATATGAAGATCATTGGCGTGAAGCGGGCTTCAGCGTCAGGGTCGTTCCAAACCAGGGGCCCGGCGCCGCCAAGATGCGGATTGAAGCCGCCAAGCGCCTGTTTCCCAGGATATACTTTGACGAAGACCTGACTGAAGCCGGTCGCAAGGCGCTTGGCTGGTATCACGAACTAAGGGACGAGAAGCGCGGCATTGGTCTTGGCCCATCGCACGACTGGTCCTCACATGACGCAGACAGTTTCGGCCTGATGTGCGTGGATTATCGCGAGCCGACATCCTCAGTGAGCAAGCTCGAAATACCCTCCCTCGGAGTGGCGTAAGTCATGGCATTAGCAGCAGTCATTGCAATCGGCCCGGAGGAGATCCTGGCCGACGAGGAGGCTATGGAGGAAGGCGCCGGCATGTCCGATGAGGACATCCTGCACATGCTTGATGGCGAGCGCCATGTCTCCATAGGCTTTGAGAACTTCACCACCCTTGAGAAGAAGCGCACAGCCTCTCTGAACTACGCCAAGGGCGTGATGGATGACATGCCATCGCTCCCCAATCGCTCCAAGGCCGTGTCCACGGACATTGCCGAGGCGATCGAGACGGTCATGCCTGACCTCATGGACATCTTCACCGGGGGCGAAGATGTTGCGACCATTGCACCCGTTTCGCAGGATGACGAGGAGCGCGCCCAGCAGGAAACAGACTGGGTCAACCACACAGCTTTCCAGAAGCTTCCCGGCTTCCTGCTGCTGTACACCGCTATCAAGGACGCCCTCCTGACGGACACCGGCATTCTCTACACCTACTGGCAGGATGAAGAGGCTGAGGAAGAGGAAGAGGTCTATGGCAAGACGGCGCCCGAGCTGGAAATGGCGGCGCAAAGCGGGGTGGAGATTGTTTCTGCCGTCCCTGCCGATCCTATCATGGGCGATGAAGGTATCGAGATCCCCACATTCAATGCCGTGCTAAAGCGCCGCTACGATCACGGCCAGCTCAAGTGCGAGGCTGTGGATCCCAGCAATCTGACAGTGGCTCAGGACGCTACGCTGGACCTCAACAAGGCGGTTTATTTCTGCATCCGCAGCTATCCAAGGGCGCAGGCCCTTCTGGACATGGGCTTTGACCCCGACCTCGTGGCTGAGCTTCCTGCCTACACCAAGCGGTCGACCAACGAGAACATCGAGCTGGCCAGGGATGTTGCCGGCGAGACGACATCCCTCGTCCAGTCTGCTGAAGGATCAGGCCCTGAGGGTCCCGATGGCAAGTCTTTGATGAGGACGGTGGAGATCCACAAGCATTTCATCCGCGCCGACATCGACGGATCGGGCAAGTCCCAGCTGTGGAAGATCGAGACCGATGGCGACTGCAAGGTTCTCCTCGACAAGCGCAAGATCGACAGGACGGGGGTGTCGGTTGGAACGCCTTTCATCACGGCCCACCGTTTCTATGGCCAGTCCCTGGCTGAGAAGCTGTTGGAGATCCAGAGGATCAAGACGGCCCTGCTCAGGCTGATGCTGGATTCAGGCTATTTCGCCATGAACCAGCGCACAGAAGTGGCTATGGATTCGGCCAATGAGCACACGATCAGCGACCTCATGCGCAATGAGCCGCTGGTTCCTGTCCGGTCAAGGACGGGGAATGCTGTTCGTCCCCTTCAGACGGGGTCCCTGACCTTCAATGTGGCGCAAGCGCTGGAATACGTTTCCACGATGGGTGAGCAGAGGACCGGCATTGTCCGCAATGCCCAGGGGTTAAACCCCGACACGCTGCATGACACGGCAAGGGGCGCGCAGGCTCTCATGGCTGCGGCGCAGAAGAGGGTGAGGATGATCGCCCGTATCCTGGCGGAGACGCTGGTCAAGGGATGGCTCCTCGACATTCACGCCCTGAGCCGCAAGCATTCAACCCGTTCGGACAAGATCCGCCTTCGCGGCAAGTGGGTGGACATCGACCCATCAAGCTTTGGCGACCGGAACGACATGATCGTCGAGGTTGGTGTGGGTTCTGGCGGGAAGGACATTGAGCTTGCCACGATCAACAAGCTGATCGAGTTCCAGCAGAAGCTGATTCAAAGCCAGATACCGGATTATGCCTCCATGGCAGGACCCCAACAGGTCTGGAACGCTGTCACCCGCTTTGCCAGCAGGAGCGGTTTCAAGACGCCTGAGATGTTCTTCGCCAACCCTGAGGAGATTGCAGCGAAGAAGGCTGAGGAAGCGCAGATGAAGGCTGCTCAGGGTATTCAGGAGCCGCCTCCGCCCCCTGATCCGGCCCAGATGAAAATTCAGGGTGAACTGGAGCTTCAGAAGCAGAAGCATCAGGACACGATGGCCATGGAGGCCCAGAAGATGCAGGCCAGCCTGCAGGCTCAGCAGCAGGAAGCTGAGGCCAAGGTGATGACGGCCCGTGAGGCTGCCATGCTCAAGGCCCAGCAGGATCAGGCCAACGCCATGCGGCAGCTGGAAGCTGAGGAAAAGCGCCTGATGCTGGATGCTGAAATGCGGCGCTATCAGATCGATCAGGAAATTGCGCTTAAGCGTGAGCAGATACAGGCGGAACTGGCCCTGAACCGCGAGATCCAGCTGCAGCGCCTGTCCATGAGTGCGTCGACTGAGCCTGGAGTTATCCGTTCCACGGATGTGAACATCGGTGGTGAGGCTGGCGTATGAGCGAGCGATCGAGGGAGGCTCGCGCCCGGCAGGCGACTGTTGAACTGGAAATAACGGAAGAGGCGCATGAGAAGCTGCGCCATCATCTTCTGGAGCAGGCTGTTCTGATGGCCGGCTCATCAAAGACGGATCAGGCGCTGCACCTGCTCTTGCGGGTCCATGCGCTTGATACGGTGCGCTCGATGATGCGTGTGCCGGTCGATGACTGGCAGATCGAGCAGTCGGTTGAAGAAGCTACACGGTCCATCAGGGCCCCAGCTAACTAGGATACCCCAACATGGCAGACACTGAGGCTGCGATCCCTTCATCGGGACCGCTCAGCATTGATCAACACGTCGCACTGCTGTCCAAGGAGGCTGATGCTCCTGAAGCGGACAATGAGCAGGAAGAGCAGGAAGAGGCAAACCTGAGCCCCGATGATGAGGGCGAGGTTGAGGCTTCAGGCGACGACACACAGGATTCCGAAGCCGCCACCCAAGCGGCTGACGATGGCGCAGAGGCCCCGGAGACGGACACCCTTGAAGCCGATGAAGCGCAGGCTCCAGAACCGGCTAAACAGCCGACACTCGATCCGCCGGCGCGTTGGGAAGCAGAGGACAAGGCTCTCTTTGCAAAGCTTCCTCGCAAAGCTCAGGAAACCATCCTGAAGCGAGAGAAACTGCAACAGGCCGAAGTCACACGAGCACAGCAGAAATCCGCCGAAGCGATCAGGGCATATGAGACACGGATTCACCACCTCAATGACCTCGCAAACCGCATCGGTGAGCAGTATGTCGAGCCTGGCATCGACCGGATGAAGCAGTGGGATGAGTGGTTCGCATCTGATGATGCAGCCGAACTCGCCCGTACAAATCCTGGTCAATTCCTCGCAGAGCAGACGCGATACCGCGCCGAGCACCGCGAGCTTCAGCAGACGATTGCAGCAAAGCAAAAGGCTGAAGAAGAGGCTTTCAGGGAGTTTGCAGCAGAACAGTCCCGGCTGATGGCCGAGATCATACCTGCCTTTGCCGACCCGGTCGAAGGGCCGAAGCGGAAGAGCGAACTCGCAGCATATCTGCAGATGCAGGGGTTTGAGCCCCAGCGCATCAGAGGGATTTCCGCTCAGGAGGCGGCGATCAGCTTCAAGGCGAAAACCTACGACGAAATTGACAGAAAGTATGCCGACAGTGGCGGCATTCAGGCTCTGATCAAGGACGCCGAGCGTTATCGCCAGTCAGCAGCACGGATCAGCAAAGCGCCTCCACCCAAGCCGAAGGTCAAGGCCGGGCCCAGCGCGCCTGCGTCAAGCCAGGGTCACAGACCTTCATCGGATGAAGCCGCCCTGCAGAAACTGATGACCAAAGCGAGTTGGACAGCTGAAGAGCACACTCGGGTCATGCAGCTGAGGGCAAAACTCGGAAAGAGATAGACTATGGCTGCCCCTACCAACACACTCGTGCGCTCCTCCTATGTGGGCGAGCGTGAGGACCTGGAAGACACCATCTACCGTGTCGCCCAGGAAGACCGTCCGTTCACCACGATGATCGGAAAAACCGCTGTCAAATCCGTTTTGCATGAATGGCAGGTCGATACGCTTGCTGCTCGCGACCCTGACAATGCGGCGTATGAAGGCGATGATATTTCATCGTTCGACGTCAATTCGCAGCCGACCCGTGTCGGTGTTTTCTGCCAGATCTTCGAGAATAATGGCTCAATCTCCGGAACGGCGATGGAAGCCAACCTCGCTGGCCGCGACACGGAACTTCAGCGTCAGAAGACGAAGAAGGGCATCGAACTCCTGAACGACATGGAATCCCGTGGCGTCGCCAACAAGGCGTCTGTTGCGGAAACGGCTGGAAGCGTCACCCGTAAAACGGCTGGCGGTCTTGCCTGGGTTGCGACCAACGACACGATGGGCGCCAATGGCTCCTCCGGTGGCTGGTCTTCAGGCGGTGTTGTTGCTGCTGCTACCAACGGCACGCAGCGCACCTTCACCGAAGCTCTTCTGAAAGCTGTTCTTGCAACGGGCTTCTCCAATGGCGTCCGCTTCAAGGCGGTGTTCATGAGCGGCACGCACAAGCAGGTGGCTTCCGGCTTCACCGGCATCGCGGACATCCGCGCTAATGTCGGCGGCAACAGCCAGGCGACCATCTACGCGGGTGCGGATCGCTACGTGAGCGATTTTGGAGCGATGGACTTCATCCCGCATCCGGACCTCTCGCGCGATGTCTTCGGCATCGATCCGGAAGGCTGGGCCTGGGGCACCTATCGTGGTGTTCAGACCAAGATGCTGGCGCCGCAGGGCGACAACGTGAAGTTCCAGACGCTCGCCGAAAAATGTTTGATAGCCAAGAACGAGAAGCGGGGATTTGTCATCAGAGATCTCACCTGATCTCTTTTTGACAGCGGACTGACTGGCGGGCGGCTCACTCACGGGCCGCCCGTTTCATTTTGAAGAGGCAGATATGAGCGAAGAAATGCTGACCCCGCCTGTGGCGGACACCGAAGCAGTGCGCCGTGATGAACTCATGGCGAAGTGTGCTGAACTTGGGATCAGGACGGACAGGCGTTTTTCCATCAAGAGGATGGAAGACCTGATTGCAGAAAAGACGGCGGCGCTGAATGAGGCGGTTTCAGATGAGGAACCTGCTCCCAGCCTGTCAGATCTGGCTGCTGAGCTTGCGGCTCTTAAGCGAGAGAATGATGCGCTCAAGGCGCAGAAATCCAGTGTTCCTCCCGGAACGCTGACGACGACGCAGATGATGATGCCGGGTCACCTTGGACGTGAGGAAGAGGAGCGGAGGGCCTTGCTGGAGCAGGCTGCCCGCCTTGGCATATCCCGCGAACTTCGCCCCGGGCTCAATAATGACGGTATTCGCGACCGTATCATGGCCAGGATGGCTGAGCAGGCTGCGATACAGGCTGTTCTGGACGAACAGGACAGGCTGAAGGCGGTCAAGGCTCCTGAGGCGCGTGTGACGATCCGTGTCCTGCCTTTGGGCGACAAGAAGATATCGAAGGGCGTGCATATCCCCGGCGTTGGGGACGTGAAGTACAGCTATGGCGATCTGGTCCCTGACGTTCTGATCAGCGCGGCCAAGGTGCATCAGGCCAATGGCTATGCCGAGATCGTGGCGGGGTAGGCCATGAGCTACACGCCTCCGCCTGGCTTCCATCTGCTTCATGTCACGCGGATGGGAACGGCCTGGTATATGCGGGACAATGGCCCCTACATGGAGCCGGATTACCTCATGGTGCAGGACACAGAAGCGGTTCTGCAGCGTAATCGGGAGATGGCCAACCACAATGACGGCTGGTCCATGGACGGCGCCGGCAAGGTGGACAAGCTGATGCGCCGTGCTGCTACGGTTCCGTGGTCTGTGATCACTCAGTGGAAAGAGCAGCTCGGGGTCGATTACTGGAACCCCGATCATTCTGACAAGGTCAACAGCCTTCTGGATGACAGTGACTACAGCCGTCTTCGGACGGCCAATTTCCGCATAGGCAAGCAGGGTCAGTGGGTGTGACATGGCGATCAACACTTACGGGACGCTCAAGGCTGCGGTTGCGAACTGGATGAAGCCGGCTACATCTCTGCCAGCGGCTGAAACGACAGATCGCATACCGGAGTACATTCAGAGTTCGCGTGCAGAATTGCAGCGTATCCTGGTGCAGGCGAAGTTCCGTAAGCTCGACAACATCACGACCAGCCTTGCTGTCACCTCAGGCGCAGCAAGCATACCGAGCGGCTTCCAGGGCGTTCGGTCCATGCGGCAGAATGCAGGCAATTACGGTCGGATAACCTATCAGCCCATCGATCGTATCGAGAGCTTCAACTACGCCGAGACGGGCGAGCCCATGCATTATGACCGGGTGGGTGACCAGCTGATCTTCTGGCCGGCCATCACCACAACGGTCAGGATGCGCTGGACAGGCTCCCTGACGACGCTGTCAGCAGACGGGGACACGGACTGGCTGGTCACGGGCCATCCTGATCTCAGCCTCTATGCGGCGCTTCTGGAGGCGGATCTGAGGTTGGACCTCGGTGAGATGCGCGCCCAATGGCAGGGCGCATATGAGCGCAAGCTGGCCCAGCTTCTCCGGACGGACATGGAGACGCCTGACGCCATCTATCCGATGCCGAATGGGGCTGTGGTCTGATGGCGCCCGTCTCGCTGTCCTTTCCTGCTGGCCTGTTCCGGCAGGGCACGCAATTGCAGGCTGCTGGTCGCTGGAATGATAACCAGTACTGGCGTTTTGCAGAGGGCGTCATCCGCCCGATGAAGGGTTGGGCGACGGGTCTTGCTGGCACTCTGGCGGGGACGCCTCGTGCGGCGCATGCCTGGCTTGATAATGATGAGGCGAAGTTCGCAGCCTTTGGGACGACGACCAAGCTTTATGCCCATGATGGCGGGAATGCTCTGGATGACATCACGCCTGCAGGCGTAACAACAGTGACGAACTGGAGCCTCGACAATTTCGGCGAAGTTCTCATTGCCTGCGATGGTGAGAATATCTTCGACTGGCAGCCGGGCGGAGGAGGCGATGCGGTTGTCATAGCCAATGCCCCGGATGCGAAGTCCATTTTCGTCACGGAAGAGCGCTTTCTGGTAGCTCTTGGCGTAGATGGAGATCCGCGTCAGGTGGCGTGGTGCGATCAGGAGGCTCGGACGGTCTGGACGCCCACGGCGACAAATCAGGCCGGAGATCTGCCGATCCAGGCGACGGGTCTGATTGTTTGCGGCCTGAGGATCAGGGGATCTTCGCTCATTTTCACGACTGAGGGGCTGCACAGGCTGGAATATGTGGGCCCACCGGACGTTTACAGCCTTCAACACATCGCCAATGGCTGCGGTATCATCGGCCAGCACGCCAAGATCGGGGTAGGTTCTGCGGCCTACTGGATGGGCAAGGGCAGTTTCTGGAGCTTTGCCGGCTATCCCGAGCAGATTCCCTGCTCAATTGCGGACGATGTGTTCAGCAACATCAACACGACGCATCAGAGTAAATGCTGGTGCGAATATGACCCTGTTTTCGGCGAAGTGTGGTTCTACTATCCGCGCGGAAACGCAACGGAGTGCAGTCACGCTGCGATTTATTCGACCCGGGAGAACCACTGGAACCACACGCCCATGGCGAGACTGTGCGGATTTGGTCCTGACGTTTTCGGATGGCCTCTGCGGGTCACCAGCGCGGGCGCCATGCTGAAGCATGAGACTGGCTGGGCTTTTGACGGCGAAGATCGCAAGCTCATCAGCGGCCCTATCCAGCTGGAGAATGGCGATCGGGCTGTTTTCCTGGATGAGATCTGGCCGGATGAGAAGACGCAGGGCGATTGCCAGGTTTACCTGCATGTGAGGGACTACCCTCAGGCGACGGAAACGACGCTTGGCCCCTACACAGCGGCTGACAGGATGGGTGTCATGACGACAGCGCGCCAGATCCGGTTCGAGCTGCGCATGGCGAGCAACAAGACGGATGCCCGCATCGGTAGCTGGCGCGCCATTCTCAAGACGCGGGGGCGCTATTGAGCACGCTCGCGATTGTCCCGCCGAAAACCGAGTACGACCGTCGCAATGAGGCGGAGTTTCGCGATCAGGTTTTGCGAGGGCTTGGTCAGACATATGACAGGCGCGGCGATGTCATCGTTCCAATTGGAAAGCGCCTGGCTTTTACATCACCTCAAGGGCAGGTCATTGTCTTTGGATATGATGCGAACGGCAATTTCACGATACAGAACGATGCTGGCCTGCAGGGCATTGAGCTGGCCGATGACGACGGCAGCACCGAACTGACAGACGATACTGGTTCTGTTGTCCTTGTGGACGATAGCCAGGATCCGGTAATTTTTGCTTCGGTAAATTACGTTCAGTCAGTCGAGGCGGGCCTCACGCAGGCTGTGGCTACTGTCGAAACAGAGGTCACGGCTCAGATTGAGGATGTGAGCGCCAGTGTGACTGCCGAGCAGACTGCCCGCGTTAATGGCGACACTGCGCTTGCAACATCAATCAGCAATCTGACATCTACGGTAACAACGAACAATACAAACGTCACTGCTGCGATTACACAAGAGGCGACAACAAGAGCCAATGCAGATACGGCTCTGAGCACTAGTATTCAAACCCTGACGTCAAATTATCAGTCTGCTGATACAGCCTTGCAGGCGAGTATAACTGCTGAGCAGACAGCCCGCGTCAACGCTGATACAGCGTTGTCCTCAAGCATTGAAACAGTCAGTGCAACAGCAGCCGCGAAAAATCGAACATTCGTTCAAACCACAGCGCCAACAGCAAGCGCCGCCGGCGATCTATGGATAGACAGCGACGACAACAACAAACTGTACAGAGCGTCTGCTGCTGGGTCCGGCTCGTGGGTGGCTGTTCCGTATTCTGATAGCGCCAAGGTGACAACCTTTGCGCAGGCATCCGCTCCGACCGCTATTGCTATAGGAGATCTGTGGATTGACACAGACGATAATAACAAAGTGTACCGCGCCACAGCGGTTGGATCGGGGTCATGGTCAGCTGTCGACGATGCGCGGATAACGACCAATGCCTCTGCTATAGCAACAGTGGATGGAAAGCTGACAGCCTCGTATGCGCTGACAGTGGACGCCGGCGGGCGAATAGCGTCCATGAAACTGTTGAGCGACGGGACAACATCAAGTGTAAAGTTTACCGCAAGCACTTTTCAGATTTTCAATGGTTCAACTGATGAAGCCCCGTTCGTGGTGGAAGGCGGCATTGTCAAAGCCAAAAAGGTCCAGGCGACATCTCTAAGCGCTGTGAGTGCTGACACAGGCGCCCTCACTGTTTCCGGAACTCTGACGCTAGGCTCCAGCGGCAAGATCATCACGAGCGGCACGGCTTACAACGGCAACGGGATCTTCCTCGGAGAAGACGGAGCAGGCGTTTACAAGTTCTCAGTCGGAGGAGCGTCCGGCAAGCTGGCTTTTGACGGCACGGATCTGACACTCCCTGGCGGGCGTCTGGTCGATGGATCTGTAGAGGCTGGCAAGCTGAATGTCTCACAACTGAGCGCCATAACGGCTACGATCGGCACGCTCAGGACAGCGACGAGCGGCGCCCGAGTTGAGATCAAGGATAACATTATTGAGGTGTACGACAGCACGCGCCTGCGCGTCCGCATGGGGATCTGGACCTGATGCCACAGGGCGTGGAGGTTTTTGACGCCAGTGGCAATTCTATATTTGATAGCAGCAGCATGACGCTGCGCATCGCTGGCGTCACGACTATTACCGGCAATGTTACAGGTCAAACGCAGTCTTTTACGCCGGACAGCACGAGGGATTTCTTCTACTTCGTTGTGGCTGCTGGATCTGCCGGGGACGGATTTCAGGTGGGAGACAACAACCCTTCTGCGGCGGTGACCTACAGCTCCGGAACGATTAGCTTCACGGTGACTGGTATCAGCAACGGAAGTGATTGTTACCTGAACATCTTCTGGGGTGATTATTGATGCCCGTTGGTTTTCAGGCATTTCAGAGCGACGGTACGCTGCAGTTTGACGGCAGCAGATCGTTTGTCATGACGCTGAAGGAAAAGGCGACTGTCACGGCCAATGATCTGTGGGACGCAGACTGCACGGCCTATTATTATGATGTGGTCGTCACGGGAACGACACCTCTTGTGGCGCTGCGCAGCACGGGCACCCTGTACACAACGATTGTTGGTGTGGCCAAGAGTGGTTCGACATGGACGTTTCGCGTCCTGACACATGGGGCAGGAGCCCAGACGTTTACTTACTACGTGTTCGACCGTCCTGATGCGTCAGCGAGCGCATCTGCTGGCTTTGGCCTCGAGGTATATGACGATACGGGTGCGGTGGTCTGGACAGCGTCTCAGAAGCCTCTCCGGCTGGTGTTTGGCAATGACCTCAGCAATCTGGCAAGTGGTCCAACCTACGCGCATATTTCATCTACACTCATCAATCAGTCATGGGCCAACACGACCGAGGACGGCGTCGTGTTTTTTACTGATTGGTCCATTTATGCAGAAATGTACGTCTGTACGAGCACAGGCGTAACACAGTCGACCGTGACAGTTGGCAGCGGAACCAAGCCTGGGGCCAACAACGAGCCTCGCCCGCTTGGAGCCGGTATATCTGGCGGCGGATATCAGAATACAGAGCGCTTTGTCGTCGATGTCACAAACTACTAGGAGGTCATGCAGCATGACGTCTGTGGAGGTGGGTAAACTGATGACCCCCCATCATCGCATCCTCATTGAAGCCGCTCTGGCGCGATCGCCGGAAGGTTTTACATTTGATGACATAACTGCCGAGGTCGCCAGCGGTCGTGCAATGTTGTGGACCGGAGAGCAGTCTGCAGCTGTCACCTACGTTCGTCCGATGCGCGCCATGTGGATATGGGCAGCTGGCGGCAATGCCAGGGAGCTTGCGAGGATGTCGGCTGGTTGCGAGGCCGAGGCCAAGCGCCTGGGTTGTGATGTTGTCATTGCTGGCGGTCGGGAAGGCTGGTCCCGGGTTCTGCAGCCGATTGGCTATCAGCCACACGTTTTGAAGGAGATCTGACATGTCCCTCTCTGGCGGCAAGACCAAGTCCAAGGCGACCGAGACAACCAATCAGACCCAGACGCAGGCCCTGACCGACTGGTCCCGTGACCAGTGGGAAAAGCAGACGGGCGGGATTCTCGGGATGACGCAGGACTTCGCAGGGCGAGAGTTCATGCCATACACCAAGCCCATGGTTGCTGGTCTCGGCGCCGGCCAGCAGATGGCTCGGGATATGGTTTACAGGGACATGGGCGCCGGCGGCGGGCTTCTGGATGACGCGGCTGCCGCCGCCAAGGCTGGCGGTGCGGCGACATGGACGCCTGAGGCTGTCATGGGTCCCTCTGAAATCACGGCTCAGCAGGTGGCTGCCCCGGAGCGCATTTCATATCGTCAGTTCGACGCTGAACGGATCAAGCAGAGGCAGAACCCCTTCATAAGCAATGTCGTTAATGCAGCTGAGCAGTATGCCAATGAGGCCAGGGACCGTCAGATCACGGACAACCAGGCGAGGGCGACAGCTGCGGGCGCATATGGCGGATCGCGTCATGGGATAGCCGATGCGGAAATACGCAGGAAGGCTGCCATGGACACTGCGAGCATGAATGCGGATCTGCTTTATCGCGGATACAATGACGCCATGGCGGCAGACGAGCGTGAGTCTGGCAACCTCATGGCTGCTGACCAGTACAATTCGCAGGCTGGTTATGGGGCAAACGTCTACAACGCCAATGCTCGCGGCGCTGCTGACCTTTACAACTCGCAGTCCGGCTACAATGCCCGCATGGCTGATGCTCAAAGACGCGATGCAGCTGCCCAGTTTGCCTCCCAGCGCAAGTTTCAGGAGGCCGGCCTCCTCGGCAACCTGTCGCAGCAGAAGGCCGCGCAGATGGCCCAGCAGGCTCAGTTGCTGGAGCAGTTCGGAGCGACGGAGCGTGAGATTGAGCAGGCAAGACTGCTTGCCGATCGTGCTGAGTTTGACCGTGAGGCTGCAGACAGGCTGAACAAGTTCATGCTTGAGCTGCAGGTCCGTCAGGGCATCCTCGGATCAACACCGATGATGCAGACGCAGACCAGCTCAGGCACGGGTACGCGCAATCAGAGCGGCACGAATTTCGGTTTTGAGGGCTGGAAACCGTTCGGTTAATAGGACTTTTGACGACTGCCGTTAATTGCTCTGTCAAAACCATTGGCTTTAAATCCCAGCCGTCATTCGTGGCGCGCTGGCATTTTCTTTTGACCACCTCCCACAAGGGACCCTCGCCATGCGCCTCGGAATGATGGGCAATTTTGCCTACGCCCCTGACGTTGTCCGTCGGTATGCCAGCAGAAATCCGTCCATATCATCGCGCGATCTTGATCCCGTGATGCCGGAGCTGGGCAACACACCGGGCGCAGCAGCTATGCGCGCAAAGCTGGCGGAGCAGGATAGAAATTACCAATCAATGCCGGCGCCACCGGAAGATGCGGCTCCCATACTCCCCAGCGCGGCGTCCATGTCTCAGCCGAAGGGGCCAGGCTTTTTCGGACGTATGCCAATGCCGTCACTTCCTACGACGGGCATGATGGGGCGCGGCCCAGCTTCAGCGCCTTCTGCACAGATGAACCGCTCAGAACTGGCTGATCTTGGCGCTAGCGTTCCTGATTTTGGAGCAGGCGGCAGTCTGCTTACAATGCGGAACACTCTTGGGATGAAGCCTGAGCCTTACAAAGAACCGGCCCAGGTCAAGGGTTCGATGATGGCTGCCGCCGCCAGCATGGGCGGCGCCCAGCGTCAGCCTTCGTCTGCAGCGGCTCCTCAACAGCTTGGAGCTTTTGGCAATTCCGGAAGCTTTGCCGCGCGCAACAATATGGAAAACGCGCAGCCTAATTTCTTTGAGAACCTCATTGGATACGATCCTAACAAGGCAGATGTCCCAAGCCTTGGATGGCTATTTATGAGCCCAGAAGGGCGTCAAGCCAGTGTTGACCGTGTTCAAGCGCAGTCGGACCTGGCTAGAGATACGGCGGAGAAATCAGCGAACCTCGACATTATACGATCTCAGTACGGGGAGGAGGCGGCGCGCCTTTACGATGTAGACCCCGCATATTTTGAGACGTGGCTTACCAATAGTCTGAAGCCAGATAGCCAAAGCAAGAAAGAGACGTTTACGGATAAAGACGGCCAAGTATGGATGATTGATCCATACAGCGGCAAAGCCAGCAAGGTTGATGGTCTTTTCGGATCACCCGAAGGGCAGGATGCAGTTGGTGGTCGGCGTCTTAGCAGCACGCAAATTGACAGCAGCGGACGGGCAATAGGTGTCTTCAGCGATGGGACTACAGGCGATCTCGGTTTCAGCGTGAGAAATCCCTATCAGGTTGGGGATGTCGGAGGGGTCCCGTACTTCTTTGACAGACAAGCTGGTACGATGATGCCAGTGGTTGATCCCGATGTTGTCGGTGTAAACGCAGCAAAAGTTGAAGCCGGTAAGCAGGCAGGAATAGCTCAATCAGACGCTATTTCCAATTATGCGAATGTTGTCGCGACATCTGACGAGGCCATTGCGGCTATCGACGAGCTTCTTTTGTCTCCTGGATTTAACGATGCCTACGGCTTGGGCCGTCTCAATCCTCTCGGCTTTGTTCCTGGGTCAAATCGCAAAAATACAGAAGCTATTCGCGACAAGCTGGACGCCAAGTTCTTCCTGAGCGCTGTCAATAATTTGAAAGCTTCTCTCGCTCCTCTGTCAAACAAGGATGCGGAGCGTCTGTCTGCGTCAGTCTCGCAATTGGCAAATCCTGAAATCAGCGCCGAAGAGGCTCGTCGTGTTGCGCTGGAAATGAAAGATATTTTCCAGAGGAACAAGGAAAAAGCTTATGAAAGGTCGCTTCGCGGACCTCTGACGCCTCCATCCAACAACAAACCGTTGGACCAATGGACTGACGAAGAACTTGCAGCAGCGCTTGGCGCCAGCTCGGGGAACTGACACATGCCAACAAGAGAAGAACTGCTCGCCGAGCGCGAGAGGCGCCGCCGTGCGCGTGAAGCTGGCATGCCTGCATCACCTGCCCAGCCGCAAGCGCAGGGTTTGACGCTTCAACAGCTGCAAGCTGAGCAGGCTCGCAGAAAGCAGGCAAGCAGGATGCCATGGGGCGATGACGGGGCTTCGTTTGATGGCCTGTACACACCACCAAAGTCTGTTGCGCCACCCGCTCCGAGGCCTGTAAAGGGCCCTCCGGCGGCACTTTCCGGCTGGCGTCCTGATCAACTTGCTTCTGCCCAGCGTGGCGCGCAGCCAGGAGCAAGTGCAGCTGATCGACTGAATGCGCAGACACGAAACGTCGCTCTGGCTCAGGCATTTTCTGACATCAAGCCTGCAGGAAGCGATCCTGCGTGGAAGGGACCTGAGGCGGTCGATCCCCAGCTTGATCGAATCCGCAAGGAAAAGCTCCTGACTGATGAGCTGGCTCGCTCCGGAACCCAGCTTTACTCTGGTGATGTTCAGAACCTTCTGGACATGGGCGACCCCGCCATTGAACGGATCGTATCGCGCGATCAGCTGCCTTCCGCAGACAATAGACCGTTCATGTCGGACGCTGATTTCAACCGTCTGACACCGGAGCGCCAGCAGCAGGAAGCTGATCGCATGGCGCGTGTAAGCGCCTTTGATCAGACACGCCGGCAGGATGTGGATGCGGCCAGAAATCTTGCGCAAGGGAACATTCGTTTTGGAGACGCATGGACAGCAAATCCCGCAATCTCTGTAAGAGAGCAGGCTATCAAACAGCGTCAGGAGCGCGATGCCGCAGAGTTGCGTGAAGCTTCGCGCGGCTATGGCGCCTTGATGGATATGGCCGTTACCCAGGACGATCGGGGTCTTCTGCAAACTGGAACATCTGTCGATCGCGATATTGGAAAAGGCATAACAGCCGCGCCAATCAACATAGCCAATGCGGCGTCAATGGCGCTTGAGGCAACGGCTAACTTTCCAATTGATGCGTACAATCACTTTCGCGGCCAAGATGTCATTCCGCGAATTGATACCTACAAGATTCCTCTTCCTCAGGAACTGGAGTCAGGAACTGGAGCTCTTACGCAAGGTCTTGCGCAATTCCTTTTTGCTCGCGGCGCTATTGGAAAGATGGCCCCTGGAGGAGGTTTAGGCGCGCAGTTTGGCAAAGATGCAGCCGCTGTCGGCTTGGGTTTTGACGGATCGACTGGTCGCGTTGCCGACATGCTGGATCTGAGTGCCATCCCAGAGGGTCCTCTTCGGGATTATGCGGCATTTCTAAAGACTCAGCCTGAAGACTCGCAATTTGTAGGACGACTGAAGAATGCTCTTGAAGATCTGACGCTAAGCGGACCATTTCTGGCTCCTCAGGCAGCTGTTCGTGGCGCTCAGGCTGTCAACAGAGCCATCAATCCTTCCCTTACTCCAACAAACGCAGGCGGGGCTCGCGTTCGTCCGCAGCCCTCAGCTCCGCCTCCGCGCAATCCTCGCGAAGCCTACAACGCGATGTCTGAGGAACAGCGGCGCGCCATTGTGCAGGGCTTGCAGGACGCTGGCATGTCTGCTGACGAGATCGTCGCATCGATCAGGGCAGGACGGTTCAGCCCGCCGCCAAGGCCAGAACCCGGTCCTTCGCCTGCTGGCCGGCAGGAGGAGCCGCAGCCTGTTGAGGAGCCAGTTCCCGAGCCTGAAATGCCGCGCGGAGGGGCAGCCTCTGATCCGGCTTCTGCTCGGGCTGCGCCAGCACCGTTCAGTGCGGCGCCAGAACCCCTTCCTCCGCGTCGTGGTTTTATATCCAGAAACGCTGATACAATCTTTGGCGGAGGCGCTGGCGCCTATCTTGGTGGAGTTGGCGAAGCAAACGCTGCTGATGAAAACGAGACAGATCCTGAAGGCAATCCAGCTGTGGGAGCAGGCGTTGGCGGAGCCATTGGTATGGCTATCCCTCGCATTGGGCGTCGATTTGCCGGCCAGGTTGCTCGGACAGTAGGGCGTCCATTTAATCCACGTGGTTATGATGAACGAATTGTAGCGGGAGCTATACGGCGAGATCTTCGTAACGTCGGCATAACAAATGCTGACGAGGCTGCTGCGGCTATGGCTATGCGTTTCGGGGACAAACCCTCAACGATAGCTGACCTAACTCAGGAGGGAATTAACAAAGCGGCGGGCTTGTCACGACTTCCAGGAGAAACGCCCGGAAAGGCAAGAATAAGATACGAAGAACTCGGGGACGCTCAAAAGGGCCGACTTGAGCGCGATATAGCGTCTGCAAACCCCAACCTGAACCCGGGCACGATTACGGGTAACATTGATGAGATGATCCAAGCCGCCCGGGAGCAGGCAGCCCCGGCGTATAACGCGCTGAGAGCTAACTATCCTGAGCTGGACAGCCCGCGTCTGCGTGTACTTTTGGACATGGATGTTATGCGTCCGCATGTCGAGGCTGCGAACGCCTACGCCACCACAGTGAGGCAGACCACAGGCCGTCAGCTGACAGACTTCGAGATCATGGATCTCATCAAGCGCAACATGGATGCGGCGGAGCAAAAGCTCATTGCGCGCCCCGGCGCATCGATGGATGACCTTCAGATCCGGCAGATAGAAGAGGCGCGCTCGGCCTTTGTGAGAGAGCTGGACCAGCTTATGCCGGAATACGCAGCGGCCCGCAAAGCCGGCGGCGAAGCGCCAATAATGAAGGCGGATTTTGAGAAAGGTCAGCGTCTTCTCGAAGGCAGGTATATTCTTGAAGATGTGACGCGCATCGTTACTGGCATCACAGATCGTCCACTGACAGCGCTCCAGGCTGGCGTGATTAGGTCAATGGTGGCTAAGGCGCAGAACACACGCGGCGCTGTTCAGGCCCTTTCCAGTTCATCCGCCAATAAGAAGCTTGCAGCTGTCTTCGGGCAGGAAGCAGCTGACGCGATGCAGGCGCGTTTCAAAGCCGATGCTGCAATTAAGCAGAATGCTGGCCGCATTAATCCAAATGTGGGGTCTGTAACGGGACAGGCCTTGATGGGAGGTGGCGGCTTTGCTGCAGACGCAGTCGCTGCAATTCGGGCATTGCGCAATCCCACTGAAGCCGGGCTTTCATGGTTGTCTAAGGCTGGAGCATATTCAGAAGCCCAGCGCGATCTCATGGGGCAGATGCTTCTGGAAGGCGCAACGCCGGAGAACCTGGCGCGGATATTCCCCCCTCGTGGTCGCCGTGGCGGTCCTCCGCGTCCTTCCCGGCGTGGACCCCCTCCGCGTAGATCTGGAGGCCCGTCTGCTGGCCCCGGCACATCCGGAGGCCCGCCTCCCTCATCTGCGTCCGGAGGCGCCACAGCGTCTGCTGCGGATGACTTCGTCGATACAGCCGGCATGGCGGATGATGTCGCCGCCCCGCAGGCCCGTGATGTTGGGGACATTCCATTCCCTGCTCAGGGAGCGCCTGAGGTTCCGGAATGGACGGGTCCGCGTCCCAAGAAGCCGCAATCGTTGCTGGCTTGGATCCGCTCTCAGGGAGGCATCAAGGACACGAACTACATGACTGGCGATCTCAAAGCCATCATGGGGCGCGCCAATGCATATCCCGGTCTCCTGAACAACAAGTCCGGCACAGCGCTGGATCTGCTTGCACGCAGGGCTTACTCGGAAGGATTTGATGTCGATCCGGAAGACGCCAACACACTAATGCGTCTGATTGACGAAGAGTTTCGCGGCGATCCCAGCTACCGCATAGGCGCTCGCGAAGAGTGGGATGCGTACCAGGACTACCTCAGGCAAGTAGACAGGTATGAGGCCGACCGCGCTCCCGACACCATGGGCTTTGGCGGTCGATCGTCTCCTGCCGGCGCTCGTGCAGTTCAGCAGGCTCAGTCACAGGGCTATGCAGGCCGTGACATCGGCGAAGCGCAGGAATGGGTGCGCGCCCGCGAGAAGGGCCTGGACATGTCGCAGGAAGGACGCATGGCCCGTGCGCAGAAGATGGGGTTTGATGTCAAGACGCCGCTGTATCATGGGACAACGAAAAAGATTGATGAATTTGAAATCACAAAAGACGGATCTCTAGGTCCTGGCGTTTACTTCGCAAAAAGCCCTAACCTCGCATCAGAATATGCGCGCGGCCAAGGCGCAAACGTGATGCCTGTTTATGTGCGTGGACGCATCGCGAGCGAAGATGAATGGTCTAAGATTTGGGAACAAGAGAGCGCAAAAGTTGCGGATGATGTTACTAGCGATGTCATAAACGCACGAGTAACCCCAATTCTCAAGAAGCGTGGTTACGCGGGCATTGAAACTGATAGTGAAGTTGTTATCTTCGACCCCTCCAACATCCGCTCCGTCAACGCCGCTTTCGGCCCAGGCGCTTCCAGAAGCCCCAACATCCTTTCCGGCATGGGCAGAAGCCCTGTTGCTACAGGAACAGTTGCTGGCGGCACTGCAGGCGCTGTCGCGCCCTATGATTCCGATGGTGATGGCCAGATCAGCGCTAATGAGCGTGCTGCGTCTGTCATGGGCGGCATGATCTCCGGCGGCATTGGTGGCGCTGCCGCCAGTCGCCTTATGCCCGGCATGGGGCGCAAAGGTCCTCCGCCTGCAGGGCCGCGCATGGGTCCCCGCACGATGGGGCTGGGCGGCGCTCGTCGCCAGGAAGCGGCCAACATTCGCAATAGCGTGGGAGCGCGGGCCTCCTCGTTGATTGACGATCTTCCAGAGCGAGCGAAGGGGCGTGAGATGCTTGAAGCCCTTGAGAAAAAAGGGGTTCGCTTGTTCAAGGCTGAGCAGGACGCTTTCTTCCGCAGGTTTCCGGCGGAAAGGCAAACAACCCGCACCCAAATCGAAAGCTTTATGGATGATGTGGCGTCAGGAAAGACATTTGACGGACAGCTTCCAGCCGGTCGTCCCGTTCCTGCCATCATTGATGAAGTGACAAACCTTAAAGCGGCTCAATCACTTGCTGCAGAGCGCCCTTTCAACACTAACAGAGATCTGAAGGTTGCCCTTGATGAGCGTTTCCGCGCCAGATCTAGGGCTGCGCGTGTAGACCTTTCGGAGGATACAAAAGCAACCCGAGAGTACATCGCTCGCGTTGCGCTGGCCGACGCCATTGAGGCAATTCGCACCAACAAGAACGCCATTGGCTGGTACGATGACAAGGTTACCAAGGCCATGTCTGTGATGGAGGAAGTCCATCCTGAGCTGGCAACTGACGTAAACGCTCGTTTTGCATTTACCGTTGCTCTCGCGATTACTTCGAACGGTCAGAAAGTCGGTAAAAACTTTGAGCTGGCCGAGCAGGCGTACAAGGCGTTCAAAGGAAATGGACGCATGCCAACCAACATCAAGGCTGGAGAGGCGCAAAAGGCCATTAATGACTCTCTTGATCTGTTCAATGAGCTGCTGAACAGGCACGGCATCGACAACCTGCGCGATATCATCACGACCAAGCGCACGGTGAAAGAAATTGAAGAGCTGACTGGCATCAAGATTGCCGAGCGTGCCGATGAAGAAGTCTTTGGAGCCGGAATCTTCGGGCCAAAAATCGGCAACGGGTTCTTGATGAACCTGAACGGAGAGTTCGGTCAGCTAACGATAGACAGATGGTTCATGCGGACCTGGGGTCGCTGGACAGGCAAACTGATTGAAAAAAACAAGGATATGATAATTGCCAAGCGCGATCATCTGTCCGGTCTGATCAACATGATGGATCCCTCTGACAAGAGGGAGTTTGAAGCGATTATTGGTCGTCGTCTTTCGGTATCTGCGATTGACGACGTGGCTTACGCAATTCGGAAAGCGTCACAGGATCCTGCCTTGCGCGATCGCATGGCAGATATTGGCGTATTGGGTCACAACAGTCGCCCAATAGTTGACGCACTGCTTGGCGCGCCGCCCAAGGGGAAACAGCGACTTTCTCTTGGCGACGAGCTGCGAAAGAATGGAAACGGTTTGTGGAAGTATCTGGATGGGCAGATTGAACAGCCATCCGGCCCTGCTCAGCGCCGCCAGATTCGCGAGGTTATGACCACCGCGCTGGAAATGTTGAAAAAGGACTATCCTGACCTTACCATGGCTGACTTGCAGGCGCTTCTGTGGTATCCGGAAAAGCTGCTTTATGACAGCGCCAAGGTCGTTGACGACGCCAGGATTGCAAAGGGATATGTCGATGAAGAGGCCCCCGACTACCTTAACGCAGCCATTGAGCACGCCGAGAAGCTTGGGATCAGCCGCGCCAGGATCGATGGCGCAGTCGCCAAAGGACAGTCCAGAATTGATGCCAGAAGACGATCAGGAAGCGTGGGATCAAATGCTGGAAGATCGGGCCAGGGAAGCGGACTGGAAACGCAACCCCCGACCAGTCAAGCGCCGGTAGATCGTATCAAAGGCCCTCCTTCTCAGGGCGCAAAAGGTCCGCGCACAACCCTCTCTGCCTTCCCCGGAGGTGGAGCAGGAGCGCAGGCTGCCACAGGGGCGGTCGCTGCAGCTTATGGCTATGCCATGCCGCAGGACTTCAACGATGACGGAGCGATCGACGACACAGACCGTGGGATGACGGCTGGCCTGTACGGGCTTGGCGGTCTTACGGCTGCAGGCCTCGCCCGGGCGCGCAATGCTTCTGGCAGGGGCGCGGTTCCTGACGGGGCGACCACACGCACATTTGGTGGAGAGAACGCCAAGACCGCTGACAAGCGTCTTCTTGGAATTGCCAAGCAGATGGAAAAGGCTGGCGGTGGCCGTGACCAGATCTGGCGTGAGACTGGCTGGGGAAGGAGCCGTGATGGCAAATGGCGCTTCGAGATCGATGACAGCAAGTCCGGCTTCCGTCTTGATCGGATGCCTGAGGAGGGTCGGACCACATCTCTCGGCAATGTTCTGGAACATGAGGATGCCTACGCAGCTTATCCGACATCCCGTGACATCCAGGTGGTGGAGGACCCCAACACGGGTCGCAGCGGAGCGTTCTATCCTGGCGCTGACATGATCAGCCTTCGCAGTCGCGGATTTGGAGCTGGAGGCGTCAAATCAACCGCCCTGCATGAGAACCAGCACGCCATACAGGAATTGGAAGGCTTTGCCGCTGGCGGGTCGCCAAGCAGCGCTTACATGAGTGACGAACTACGTCCGGAATGGATGCGTCAGGTCGATCGTCAGCTGACGCCTCCGACCTATGAGCAGTTTGCGGCGAACCCGACGTTTGCAGGCGTACCGAAATCCGAAGTGCGCCGTCAGTACAATGGCATGGTGAAGGACATCCGCGAGGCCCGGAAGGACCCATACCACCCTCTTAGCAGGGCGGCTCAGGAAAGCGCTGCACGAGACATCTACCGCCGCCTTGCCGGAGAGGTAGAAGCCCGCAACGTACAGATACGCAGGAATATGACGCCCTACGAAAGGCGCGCAAATCCTCCCTGGACTACGCAGGACGTTCCCGATGACCAGCAGATCGTCCGCATGATAGGTGGCCCTCAGGAGAGCAGTCTTGGCCCTCCAAAGTCATCTGCAATGGCTACGCAGGAGCCAGTTCAGCCGCCGCCCGTGAAAGGGCCTCCGACGGCAAGCCGGCTTGATGACTCATCTGAGATTGGGCAGAGTGAGCGGATGCTAAAGTTAGCCGACGTAGAAAAATTAATTGCATCCGCAGAAGGTCCGCTTTTTATACGCTGGTCAAACGGGCCTAAGTTTGACATGCGCGCAGGCGCGAAAAGCAAAGACTATCAGACAGGTCTGCTGCATGACGGATTATCTGCTGTTGAACTGAAACGTGGATGGTCGCGATCGTATTTGGCGCGTAGACTTGGGGAGTATAATTCTCCTTTTGTGAAAAGTGGGAAAAATTTTGAAGGCCACATATACGAGGGTAAGGTGGTCGGAAAAGACTCAGACGGCTACCCATCAATTCGACCAGTTAGGCACGTTGGAACGCTCGACCCGGATTTTTCAAAAGCACTGGCTGATAGGGATGTTATTCAGGCGGCTGAAAGTCTAAGTGCGATTTCCAGTTCGCGCGCCCGTCTTGATGCCCTTTTAGGCAAATCAGAAATTACATCTGACGAACGAGTTGCTGTTGGAGTTTTTGAAAGATCAATTGCGCGAGAAGAGGAAGTGCTCGCGAAGTTACCGCCGGACGTTGTGTCTTTAGCCAAGCAAATGCTTGAGAGTTCAGCCGCCCCCGCCCTCAAAAGCGGGGGCGGATCGCTTCCGCCTATCGCTTCTGGTCCCGGAGGTCCCCCGCCTCCAGCACAACGCCTTGGCAAGGGCCCCAAGGGACCGCCTGGTTCTTCCAGCATTGGCCGCATGATCGGTGGCGGTGCTATTGGCGGTGCATTGGGCGCAATGGCTGGTGAAGCGGAGGCCGACAGCTCGTCAGAAATCGAGCAGCAGCTTCAGGCGGAAATGGCGAAGATTGCTCAGCTCAACAAAGAGATTGAAGGGCTGATGGCGGATCAGAACTTCTTCCGCACAGCAGACAACAAGGAACTGCAGAGACGCCTGGCTCGGGAAGGGTTCAATCTCGGACCGACAGGTGTAGATGGCATACTGTCCCTTTCGAGCGGTAGAGAAACTCTGAGCGGAAAGGCGATCAGGGAGTTCAAAGCAAATATTGAGGAGAGGCTTAACGCGGCCAATGAGCGTCTGAATAAAGCTGAGGGGCAGGTGAAGGTCCTGATGGAGCGTGACGCCCTGCAGAGAAACCGTCCAAATTTCTTTATTGAGGCTGCTCGTGAGTACGGGCCTACTATGGCTGGCGTTCTTGCCGGGTTCGGATTGAAGTATATGCGCGGGTCAGCCGCCAAAGCTTCCGTCGCTGGTGCGAAGGCGGCATCGCAAAAGCTAAATCGCCTGATCACCCCGATCTCAAAGGAAGAGGTCACCGGGATGCTTAACAGGGCTGATGAAAGCAGGCCGGCGAATCTCAATCAGCTGTGGCAAAAGGGTGGAGCTAAAAAGGATGAGCTTCCATTCTTGCAGGACAGCGTTGGCAAGTGGAAGCCAAATCCCAATGCCAGGCCGGCAGATGAGTTGTTTCAGGACGACAATCTCTGGAAGCAGTTGACCCGTTATGTCAAAGGCAAAGACCTTGCTTGGATTCTGGGTTCTGGCGGTGAAGCCGCCGTCATGCAGCCTTTTATTGACAAGGCTAACAAGGACCTCGTCGAAGCTGAGAGAGCCTGGAAAGACAATCCCAGCGACGAGACATACAAGCGTGTTGAGGATGCCAAGAACGCTGTGGCGAATTACACGCTGCTGCAGCGTCTTGGCATGGGTGTCGCTGGCGGTCGTATCATTGGATCACTGGGAGCGGCTTACGCCAAGCCGCAGCCCAACATCGTGGCGGCTGCGACGGAGCAGGCTGCGCTCAAGCAGTATATAGCCAGCACCAAACCGCCGCCAAAGCCACGCGGTCCACGTAAACCTAAAGCTCCGCCGCCGGTTGAAAGCCAAAAGGTGCAGGGCTTCGGGCTTCAGGCGCTTCTTGATTATTTCAAGTCCGGATCGCGGAAATCAAAGTCTCCGCCTCCGCCTGTGCCTTGATGGCGTGGCAGCAAGGTTTAGACCAAGAATAAGGCCAAACGCGCTCACGGTTATTACCATGCCAATGACG